TTCTTTTTTCTACATCTGAATTGTAGTATATCTTTTTGAAGTTTTCACCTCCTTTATCTAAAGAGTTTGATGTTGAACCCATCATACACTTACCTATTATCCTACTACCTAACCGTAAACATGTTTTAGTAACTCTCCAGTTGTTAAGTATGTTGGTAGGTTTTTCCCACTTACCTGATTCATCGTGTATTAAAAGCTTTAGCTTTTCACCATCATAAGAGTTATCACCTGTGTTTTTCCAATCAATGGTCGTATCAAGACCTTGTAATTCTTTTAACTTAACATTGTCATCTAGTTTACGTCTAGTAAGCTTTGAAGCTGGGACTCTATATGCCAGTTCGGTTTTTGGACGATCCATACCGTCTTGTATTGGTTTAAAGAAAAACGGATAGTTAACGGATATTGGTACAACTTTATCTGTGAACATTTTTTTAGCATCTGCTCCAGATTTTGATAATATACCGAATCTAGCATCAGATGATATTGTTGCTTGATTAACAAGCTCGGCCGATGACATAAAGGAGAAACCAGACCGTCTGTTTTTAAGGTAACACATTCCATAACACCTGATGTCTGCTTTGCACGCTTCCCAGAATATAAAAAATAATCTATTTGCTTCTCTGTAATCTGGCGCTCCGATGTCAATTTTACTCCATTGTAAATACATATAATGAGTGCCAGTAATGTAAGTAGGCATACCATTATTATAGAACCAATAACCTTCGTCTCTTTTTCTAAATTCATTGTCTATGTAATCAAACCATTCTTCTTTAAAATCACTTGGATAATCTTCCCAATCAAATCTACTTTTTATTCTACTTAGTTGCTTCGGGTATTCTTGTTTTTCCCAGTATTGCTCCTCTTTGTTTTCGCTTCGTTTAAATGGTTCATTTGCTTTTGGTAAAGCAATGCGTAAGTTTTGAATTTCAATGATCTGTCCAATTTGTCCAGTTTTACTAATAACTACAAAGTCATAATCTGCATTATAACCATACACCCATTTTTTTAATCTATTTTGTTTAGATAATAACTTAGGGTTAACTACATCTTTTAATTCTTTCCAAAGTGTCTGCTCGTAACTCACTTACTCCTCCCTTCAGCAAAACCTCTAAATGTTCTTTCTTCTTTTTTATCCTTAGGCTTTTCGTTAAGTATATCTTCTTCTTCGTTGATTTTAGATAATATTTCAAAAGCATCCATTATAGCTAGCTTTTTTGTAGCAGCAGCATTTTTAAGTCTGTCAGCTGAAACATCATCATCTGAGTCTACAATCTTTTCTTTTGCTACCTTAATTAGCTCTTCAATTGCTTTTTGCCCAGCTTGGATTATTTTCTTCTTCGTTTCCTTCGTGTTCATGGGTTACGGCTATATCATTAGATTTCATACAATAAAGGCGTTCGCCTTCGATAATAAACTCAAATTCTGAGTATGGTGTAAACACTACTAAGTCTCCAGGTTTTAATCCTACGCGTTCTAAGGACTTATTAGAATACTTTAGTATACCAAAGTACTCTTTCTCTTTTCTGTTGTATAGGGTGTTTATTTCCTTTATAGGTTTTACAAAGCAATAGTCTAAATGTGTTTTTAAATTATACATATAGATTTGCTCTAAGTTGCAAAAGTATAGTTCATCTTTGAAAAAGGTGGCAGAGTTTCTTTCTTTACCTTTCTGATCATACCATCTTCTAAAAATGTTATGGTGAACATATACTGTATCTCCACATTTTATATCTGTATCAAAAGCAGCTGGAGTAGAAACAACAACTGCTTTTTTACTTATAAATTTGTGGTCTTCAATACCAGTGTTGATAATAAGTTCTTTATCATCTACTTGCCTAACATTATCATACCTTTCATCGTAAGGTTTAATAATAAAGTTATATAAACTTTTCATTAGTACTTTAAATCAAACTCTACGGCTATAGCCATATTACGATTAAATTTCTTCCAAGGTAAAACTTCATTGTTTTTTTCTATGTATATAGAATACTCACCTTCGTTTTCATTGTTAATTATATCGCATATAGTATGACCACCGTAAACTTCTTGACCTAAAGAATAATGCATGGCATCATTTTTATAATCAGATCCAATACTGATCTTTCTAATTACATTAGGCATCTTCTAAAACTTCTTCTTCTTTTTCTTCAATTTTAGTGTAAGTGCCGTCTTCAACATTAATGTTAATAGGACCATACTCTTCTTCAAGGGAGTTTTTAAACTTCTCTATATCTTGATTGACACCAGCTAGCTCATGTAGTAAGCCATGCTTCTGACTTTCTAAATAACCTAATTGATGTAGTATACCATTAACTTGTTCTTGATGTTTGTTAATCTGTTCTAATTGTTCTTCTTTGATTTTCATTTAATTTAATTTAATTGTATTTTTTTTTACTCTCCAGGTCCTGCATTCGGATCTGTCCAAGCTGCCGTTGCCATCAAAGCTAAAGCTTCTTCATGATTCATTGTGCTTACCGGAGTTAATGAACCATTAGTAATAAAACTAGGCTCAACTTGGTAAGACAATAACCCTTGAGTGTTTGCTAAGTTTCTTCTCATTGTTTGAGCTGAAGACTGATTCACTTGACTGAACAAAATAGCATTTGTATCGTCTAAGTTTATTACTGCATAAGTTGTTGCCATTGTTTAATTGTTATTTGTTATCTTGTTGTTATTTATATATTTACTTGTTTAATTTCTTTTTTACGATGATATATCCGGTACGCTAGACGTTTTATCATCAGCTGCCATATTAATTGAAAAAGCGTTTTTAGTTGAGTTAGGTGCGTTACCTTGTAAGTTAGCTGGTATATTCATACCTGTAGCTGTACCATTCGCTGTAGAACCTGGACCATCACCTACTAAAGCAGTAGCTGGCATATTAGCGCTAGTTCCATCATTAGAATTACTACTTAAATCAGGGCATATAAAATCTGTTCCATTATAATAGCTATCACCTGCTAAACTCCACCATCCTGTTGGTGATAAACTAGAAATATCATTTGGAACACCACCGTTATATATAGTTAACGCTTGATCTGCAGATAAAGAAGAGTTCCACACTGCTACATTTGACATTTCTCCATCTAGTGAATATGCAGAAGTATAATATGATCCTATTATAACTTTTACACCTGCTCCACTAGCATCTATGTTTCCTGTAGCAAAATTATAAGTTCCATCTCCAGCATCTTCTACACCGTTTATATAAACTTTAGAATTAGCAGCTGTAGCACTGTCATAAGAAAGAAGTACATGCGTCCAAGTATTAACTTTACTACTAAAATCTTGTTGCCAAGCATATGCGCTGTTTATATATAATCTCAAATTACTAGATCCTAAAAAGAACGTTAATGGATTTTGAGAACTAGCCATTGTAGAAATAGTAAATACACCATCATTATCATTTACCAAGTTTGGGTTCAACCAGAAAGAAATAGATAAATTTGATTCATCTCCTAAAATGCTAGATCCAAAATCTATATAATCAGAAGACGTCGCTCCATCAAAATTTATACTATAACTACTATACGGAATACTACGAGTTAAATCAGAGTTAACTAAATTTGCTGTAGTCATACCTGAGCTAGTACCGTTTAGTGTAGATACTAAAGAAGATACTTGTGTAGCTCCAACATTGGTTCCAGTGTTTCCATTGCCACTTGAATCTGTTATAGTAGTAGAATCTAATTTCCACCAAGCTACAGGTGAACCTGATATTGTGGTCTGTGGAGTTCCGCTATTATAAAGAGTTGTTATATCACCTGAAGAAAGAACACTACTAAATAATGATAAATTAGACATTTCAAAATTTAAACTTGCTCCTGATGCCTGTGCTGATTCTGCTATATTAAACCCATTCCAAGCTGTGTTATTTGGAGCTGCTGAAAAATTATAGTTAACCTGTTGCTCAACACCATTTAAATAAAATTTTAAATCATCATCATAATAGTTAGTTTGTCCTGAAGTACCACTTGAATAACTTGTATTACTATTGAAAACCCAACAATGGTGGTTCCATTCACCCGTATCTGATGGAGCTGGGTATCTCATATAGTTTGTTTTTGACATGTAAAGTATTCTATTGCTCGTATCAATTCTAAAATTTGATGGGGAAACATTATCATCGTTTAAAGACATATAATCTTGTTGGGCCCCTGCATTACCATTTTTAAACCAATACGAAATAGTACAAATACCTATTTTGTTTGATCCTGTAACTATACTTGAAAAAACATTAGGTGTAGTAACTATTTTATTTTGAGCAAAATCTAAAGCAGTAGAATAATTAGCAGCTGAATTACTTAATTGCCAGTTACTTTCATCCCAATTACTAGTATCAATACCCATTTTATACCAAGCTTTTAGGTTAGCAGCTTGTGGTTGTGTACCAGATAAAGGTGAACCGTAGTTATAAAGAGTTGTTATTTCTGGAGTTGAAAGCTCTGTATTCCATAATTGAACGTTGGAAATATTTGCAGATATTCCATCTCCTATTTCTACTGGTTCTGTTGTTATTTTCAATCCTGTTCCAGCTCTACTGACCGCGCCTTGTGACATTAGATCACCATCTAAATATATTTTTGCTCCGTTTGCATCAGCAGTTCCATCATACGTGGCTATTACGTGATGCCAGTTACCATCTGCAAAATTAGAAGCTGGTGTGCCTGTTGTATATAAGTAGTTGTAAGTGCCATCTGTACTCCAATTCCAAAAAACCAAACGTGAACCTCCACCACTTGAACCTCTCCAACTTAAATTCCAACCTCTGTTACTTCCTCCATCATCTTTTTTAACAATGTTGTTAATACTATCTTGGTCAGTTGTTTTAACCCAAGCAGAAATTGTTATTTGTGTTGTAAAATCAAAAACACTACTATTTCCACAATTAATAAAATCAGGAATACTCCCATCAAAATCAAAAACAGTTGCACTTGGCACTGACTCGTTCGGGGTCGTCAAAGATGACGAGCTACCAGTACTTGACCCACCTAAAGGATAATAAGCTATAGGTGCATTGCCTGATATAGCCATAGGGTTTACCGGAGTACCTGAGTTGTATAAATAGTTTATTTGAGCTTGTGAAAGTGCGTAATCGAAAATTGCTACTTGGTCTAAGTCACCTGTAAATTTATTGCCATTATTAGCTGAGCCAATTTCTAAATTTCCAGAAGTTGAAGGAATTGCTCCAGTTTGTGAAGTTGGATTTTCAGAAACGCTATTTACATAAATTTTTAAAGTAGCACCATCATAAGTACCTACAATATGAGTCCAAACATCTGTTGGAATTGTTGAAGTGCTATCAATTAAAAACGATGAACCTAATCTCATTCTTGCAGTTCCTGTTCCAGAATTAGCAAATAACATATAGTCGCTGTTTATGCCTTTAGCTATAAACATTGGAAAGTTTTGTGATGTAATAGCTGTTGTTGGTTTTACCCAAGCTGATAAGCTAATAGTTGATGTTAAATTTAAGCTACTATCGTTACCACAGTTAATCTTACCACTGCCATCAAAGCTCATAGAATAGTTTTCAAACTTACTCTGATTACTTTCTTCAGGCATTCGCCACGTTGGTGATGTCCATTTAGTTGCCATATATCTATTTTAATCTCCCATTCTGTACCAAGCTACAGGGGCTGTTAAGTTACTATTATTGTTTAAATCTGCTGTTTT